CCAGAATGTAAAACTAATCTCATTACTAAATGGGATTATCCATTAAAACTTAAGTAGGAGGATCTATGAAAGTAGGAATGAGGGAATGGAAACCGAATGAGTAAACGAAAAAGTATTTGATTATGCTCGTATTAGGGCAACGATGTAATAAATATTTTTATCGTCCCTTTTTTAAAAAAATGGCAAAACTTTCAGAAAAGATTACTGATGAACAGGTTGAAGAGTTTGATCTTAGAAAATCATTAGAACTTATTGAAAGATGTAGGTTTAAACAAGAAGATAAGCCTGGCATTGTTACCTATCATGATATTGAGTTGAATAAAAAGTATAGGATCAATAACCCAGGTCATAAAGGAACTCATAATCAAATCGTAGAAGTCACTAGTTTCTTATACAAGTGGAACGTTGATGAAATGGTAGAGCAACCCCTTGGTGTTGGAATAAAGTTCCAAAAAAACAATAAGAGTGGAACTTACTACAAGATATCACATTTAAATGCAGTTGATTAACTATTATGGACTTTGTTATTTACACTAAAAATGGATGTTATTATTGTGATCAGATAAAAAAGGTATTAACGCTTGCAAATATTGAGTATTTGACCTATGATTTAGATAAAGATTTTACTAGAGAGGATTTTTATTCTAAGTTTGGGACTGGTGCTACTTTCCCTCAAGTACTTCTAAATGGAAATCCACTTGGAGGATGTACGCAAACAATCAAATATATAAAAGAAAACAACCTTTTTTAAATGTGGAACAGGAAGTGTATTACGACGTAGAAAAATCTATTGATTACGCTTTTGAGGGAAAGTTTGTCATGAAGTTTTATGATTATTTGAAGGTTCGTAAAACTTTAAAACGAGAAGTAGAAGAGTTTATTTTAAGTGAAACTGCACAAAGTATTTCTTATATGATTAATGATCTTGAGGAATATATTAAAGGTGGTTCTGACGAACAACATAAACAACTTCGTGAGGGATATGGACATATTCCTAAACCTCAGGCAAGAAAAATTAAAAACTATCTTAGTGAAATACTAGAAGATGCGGAGAAGTACAACTATGAGAAGAGGAGAGGAAGACGAAAAAAAGCAACTAAATAATACAGATGATCCTTTAGAGATTAATAAAGGATTTGAGTTAATGCTAAAACGGAACAGGAGGGAATCACCTAAGCCTAAAACCTTTCAAGTTAGGTTTGGTAAGATGATATCTCTCTTCGGAAGAGAGATTCATTTTAACTTTAACCTAGAACTTGATATTAAAAAATCAAAGTAACTCTCGGGAGAAATAAAATGGAACAAGCATTAATACTCACCATGTCTGTAATGATGACCTTGCTATTCTTTTTAGTTGGTGGTATAGTAGGTTGGATCGCAAATAGAACTTATTTGGAGCACCAACCGATCAACATGCATCCCGAGTTTTTTGATCAGGATGGCAACATTATTCCAGATGAAATCCTAGCAGTACGTTTTGAGAATGACAATGACACAGAAGACTACGACGACGAAGACTAACCGAAGAAAACCAGCGATACAACCTACCAGTCTAGATTCAAACTGTTTTCAGCATGAGATTCTAGAACTAGTAAGCAATCAAAGGAGTGCCAGCAAAAAAATCCAATATCTACAAGAGTATCGTAACAATGCTCTTGTATCTCTTTTTATTTGGAACTTTGATGATTCTGTAATCAGTCTTCTTCCTCCTGGAGAAGTTCCTTATGCAGATATCAAAGAAATGAGTTCAGTTGGAGGCACTCTTTCTGATTCTGTTAATAGACAACTTAGTGGACAAGGAAAAGGTGTTGGATATAATGGAGTTGATGGCGATATTCGTCAAGGAAAAACTTCATTGAGAAATGAGTACGATAAACTTTATAACTTTGTAAAAAATGGCAACAAAACATTGTCATCTATTCGTAGAGAGACTATGTTTATTAATATGCTTCAAGGATTGCATCCAAGTGAAGCAGAACTTCTGTGCTTAGTAAAGGATAAGAAGTTGACTGACAAGTATAAAATTACTTGGCAAAATGTAAAAGACGCTTATCCAGATATTCGATGGGGAGGTCGTTCTTAATATAAACCCGATTTATAGTATTCATGGCAAATAAAATTAATCCAAGCGACCCATCATCATATGGGTGCCAGATTCTTCTCGAAAAAACGACCATTGAACAAGCAAAAGATAAATCTTTTCCAAATGATGCTCGATTGATTTGGTATGTTGTAGATGGAGAACAACATATGGATCTGACAAGATGTAAAAAAGTCGCAGATCTTTTTGATCTTTATTATGACAGATATGGGAAAGGTGCTGTTCAAAAAATAGATTTTGGATATGGTACTATAAATCCTAAACTCTGGGGTAATACAAATAAATCTAAGAAGAGTAAAAAATGAGTGAAGGATTTAAGGATGAAAAAGTTGAGATTGAAGTTCAACTTAATAAAAATGAGATCAACAAAATCTTGAAAAAATACAAACAAGCAAAAAAATACATGAAGTCTTCTTTGTATGAAGTTAAAAAGTTGAATGGAACTGAAACATACATAACTAATCTTATTAAGGAAGCGGAGGATACTCCTTTGTAAATGGGAAAGCATTATTTGTTGAATCTCTATGGATGCCCTTTTAAACTTTTAGATGACCTTGCTATCTTGACAGATCTATTAGAAAATGCTGCTTATGCTAGTGGTGCTCAAGTCATTCAGAGCATCCATAAAAAGTTTAAACCTCAAGGCGTAACAGTATTAACATTACTTTCAGAAAGTCATATTAGTATTCATACATGGCCTGAAGATGGAAATGCTGCGGTTGACATCTTTACTTGTGGTGATTGTAATCCAAAGATTGGATGTGATATTATTATCCAACAACTATGTGCAACCGATTATACACTAAGTTATATTGAACGCTGACTAAAATCAACTTTTAAATCCAAAAAAGTCGGAAAAAAAATCCCAGCAAATTTTTGGTCTGTAGGGTCGAAGCAAAACTTTACCCTCCACTTGACTAAATAAAATATGAGATCTATTATGACTCATACGTTCATCCGATTCGCTGTTTGCGAATAGCGAATCGGACGCAAGTAAGTCGCGGAACGGAGTTCGTTCATCCCATGTTAGAACTATTATTCTATACAACTCTCACCTGCCAGCAAACTGATGCTATCATCCTGCGTATGCAGAAAAATGAGAACATTAGTAATGCCCTTAGGATTGAGTTAGTTGAGACAATGAAGGAGTCAAATCCTGAATGTTATTGGGACGCAAACGACTGAAGGAACGGGGCAACAATCCCATTCTTTTAGGAGTAGACTAATGCTTAACACACTTAATATGATTAGAACGCAGATTCAAAAGCAATCTGCTCTCCATGACGCTCAGATTTCTCATACTGCTTATCGTGGTATTGAGTATAACATCTGTGGTCATGAACCCAAGGAAACCCGCGGTACATTCTGCTATCGCGGCCATACTTATAATAAGTGAGTTACTTGTAAACGTATGGAAGAGGGTTCTTGACGAACCCTCTTTTTTTGTGTAAAAT